TGATCGTATCAAAAAATACTACAAAGATATTGACGCAAAGTATCCTGGTCACATTGAAAAAATTGTGCAAGCACTCAAAGACAGAAATGAAATACCAGAAGCTAGTATGAACGAAGGTGAAGAAAAGCCTTACATCTGTGTACACGCTAAAAAAGGTAAACACGAATGCCGCGCTGAAAGTTCATATGCGGCAGCTAAAAAAGCGGCAGCGCATTGGGGACTAAAAAGCACAGCAGGTATTGATGCACACCTGGCAATAGACGAATCTCAAGTTCCAGCAAGTAAGCCAAAAGTATCAGTTAACGAAATGCAAGATGCACTAAAATTAAAAGATGCACCGTCAAATGAACATGTTGTAGCAAGTTATGTACAAACAATGATAGACGAGAGTCATAAAACTTGGGACGATGTAATGGAACAGGTTGAATTTGTTTTAAGTCTTGTAAAAGAAGGCAAAACAATGGAAGCAGAAGATGTGTTTAACATTGTTAAAGTACAACACATGCAAAACTATTTCGACTATAAAATGTCACTCAAAGAAAATCTTGATACACTGAGAAACATTGTAAAAGACAAAGCATACCAAACTGTAAAGTTTGAGGACGGGTCAATGAAAGTTGATCTAACCACAGCAAGTATGTTCTTGCAAGTATTTGATGCACAAAAACCCGAAACACAAGAAAAGATACAAGCAAAAATTAAAACCAAGCAAGGCTTCCTAGCAATGTTAGATTTAATTTACAGTAAAATGTAAGGAGTAGATATGAAATTCGATAAACTTAAAATTACTGAAGAAGAATTTGATCAGCTGGCAGAGAAAAAAGATGCTTGCTATCACAAAGTAAAAGCTCGCTACAAAGTATGGCCCAGTGCTTATGCTAGTGGCGCACTAGTTCAGTGCCGTAAAAAAGGTGCTAAGAACTGGGGCAATTCAAAGAAGAAGTAACATGCTTATTGAAGAAATCTTAGACGAAAACCTACGTGCTTGGTTTGGAAAAGGTAAAAAAGGCGGCGCTGGTGGCGGCGGCTGGGACCGTTACAATACCAAAGGCGAACGTATAGGCAAATGTGGCGATGCTAAAAAAGGCGAAGGCAAGCCCAAGTGTTTGTCAAAATCACGTGCCGCAAGTCTAAGAGCCAAAGGCGGCAAAAAAGCAATAGCGGCGGCTGTACGCAAAAAACGCAGAGAAGATCCCAACAAAAATCGTAGAGGAAAAGCTAAAAACGTTAGCAACACAACAAGGAAATCTTAGTGCAAGGTGAACACAGAACATGTAAAAAGTGTGGACATAGATGTCACTGTTACCAACCAACTTGCAATGATTGTATAAATGATGTGTGTACTGGATGCGATTGTGAACCCACTGTAGAACTTGGAACAGATGCTAGAAGTTGGCCTTGGCAAGACAGTGGATTAGACAGTAATTTTAGATGAACTTATGCACAGAAGAAATAGCATGGGCAACAACTGCTCCCGAGGATTTATGGATATTCGATAAACTTATATTAGCAAGACATCTTGGTTATACTTGTGGACCTGTTGGAACACCTGTTGATAAAAGCGACTACTACATGGTACGCCCATGTGTAAACGCTATAGGACTTGGGCTAGGTGCTCAAAAACACTACATTAAAGATTTTACAGATCACTTAACACCTGGACATTTTTGGTGTGAAATATTTGAAGGTGATCATATTAGCGTAGATTATCTTAACGGCGAACAAGTACTAGCAGTACAAGGACATAAAAATCCTGCAACGTATACACAATGGGATCGTTGGGTAAAAGTAGATGTTCAAATACCATTACCTAGTTGTTTAGATTATATCAAAAACAAATACGCTAAAATCAATGCTGAATTTATAGGCGGAAATCTAATAGAAATACACCTACGACACAACCCAGACTTTCCTGCAGGACGCAATGAATACATACCAGTCTGGTATGGACAAGATGAAATACCGCCCAAAGGTTATGAATTCATTGAAGATCCAGACGTTCATGGGCGTATAGGCGCCTGGGTTCGATAAATACCAATACAAAAAGGGAGTATTCATTATGAGTACATTTGAATTTGAATTCACAGAAGATCAAGTACAAGAACTATTACACGGTAATAAAGAATATATCGAATGGTTCGAAGCAATGGAAGAAATACTTCCATATTACGAGATAAACACTGTTGATAGGGTTGCAGGTTTTATAGCACAATGCGCCCACGAAAGCAACAACTTCCGTGTTACAAAAGAAAACTTGAACTACAGTGCCAAAGGATTGAACGCTGTATTTCCCAAGTATTTTGTAAGAGCAGGAAGAAATGCTGACGACTATCACAGACAACCAGAAAAGATTGCAAACGTAGTATATGCAAACCGCATGGACAATGGCGATGAAGCTAGTGGCGACGGATGGCGCTTCCGCGGTAGAGGAGTTATTCAACTTACTGGTAGACACAACTATACAAAGTTTGGCGAAACACTAGGCTACACAGCAGAACAAGCAATTAAGTATCTCAAAACCAAAAAAGGCGCACTAGAAAGTGCATGTTGGTTCTGGAAAACAAATGGTCTAAACAAATGGGCTGACAAACAAGATGTTGTTGGTATGACCAAACGTATTAATGGCGGTACTATTGGATTAGCTGATCGTAAAAAACACTACAAGCATGCACTAGAAGTGTTAGGTGGTAACTGGTCACCTCCACCTTTTACTCATAGTACAGTGAAAAAGGGTAGCAAAGGTGAAACTGTTAAAGCAGTACAAGCCGCATTGGGTATAAAAGCAGATGGTGATTTTGGCCCAGGTACAGAAGCTGCGGTAATACAATGGCAAAAAAGCAGAGGCTTAGTGCCAGACGGTATTGTAGGTAAAGCAACTCTTGCCGCAATGGGAATCAAATAATGTTAAGCAAACAATGTAAACTACACTTAGAAGAAGTAGGCGAAACAGGCTTGCAACATATGGCAGTAGCACTAAAAACCGCAGTTAAATTACAACTGTTAGTGCCTGCACTAATCATTCACAGTGTTGCACCTAGGTGCTTTACGCATACAGCAACCAACGTGATGAAAGATATTTTGGAGAAAAGAAAATGAATTGGGTAAAAGAACGTATCGGTGAACGCACCACATGGGATGGTGGCGTGATGATCGCAATGGGACTGATTGCATTGTTTGCAACTAGCTTTATTAAACTTGCGGCAATTGCAGCAATTGCATATGGCGCATGGACTATCTGGAAAGCAGAATAATATGTGGGAAATAATCGAACGCATGGCTAGCGATAGGCTTTGGATTTATACTGCTCTTGCTGGCAGTGTGTTTGGTGCAATATTTGTTGCATATATGACTAGTACACGTATTGGACTTTGGTTCTATGCCAAAGTTGATAACTGTGTAGACTATTTGGTAGAGCGTTGGGGCTGGACATGGCTGCAACAACCAGAAGACGCATGGCGTCAACGCTATCCAAAGATTACAGCAAAAATAGATGAGCTCGAAGCACGATTGAAAAAGCTAGAGAAGTGATATGTTCTTTCTGTCAGACGAGAAACTGGCTGAAAGAGAACGTAAACGTCAAGAACGAGTGCGCAGACTAGGTCAGAAATTACGCAATTGGTGTAACATTGACAATATTGTAGATGCGTCAGTGGACTTGTTTCTAATATTGTTCGACGTGCTTAGTTCGCCTATACTAATTGTGATGCGACTAATACGTTACATAGTAGGCAAGTACATGCTAGACGGAGTTAGAAACAAAATAAAGCGAGTAGCTCATTGGACAGAAGGCAAACACATAATAGTACAGATTGGAGTCTGGATTCTTATCGTGTGTGTAGCAGGTATTGTTCTTACATTTATGTGGTTGTTTGGCACAGCATTTGGCGAATTTATTATGGAAGAATGGGGGCACCAAGCATTAGACTTGGATGAGTAGAGGAAAATAAATGTGGGTACTGCTATGGATGGCGCTAACACCAGCACAAGATATAGAACACTTTCACATAGGTAACTTCGCAGACAAAGATGCATGTGTGTCTGCAATGAGCAAAGCAAGTGTACTAGTCACAGACAAAAACCAAAGCGTAAATTGTTTGTGGGTCGATATCAATAAACCTGTTGACAACTAAGTAATCTTATCATATTATAAAGTAATAACTAAAGGAGGTACGCATGCCCGTACGAAGTTTCAATGACACCGAGATCAAAAAACTAAAACAATTGATGTCTGAAGGCATCCAGGTCACAGGAGAGATAGAAACTCTCAGAGAAGGTCTCAAAGACACAGTAAAAGCCATTGCAGAAGAAATGGACATGAAGCCAGCTTCACTTAACAAAGCAATTCGTATTGCATATAAAAATGAATTTGCAAATGTTCAAGACAGCTTTAGTCAAGTTGAAGAGATTCTACAAGCAACAGGACGAGATGTTTAATGCTGGATTTGCCAGTAATTGAAGTACAACACTATACTGACAAACTATTTAGAATTAGAACAGAACGACCTCGCAGTTACAGATTTACTGCGGGGGAGTTTGTTATGATTGGTTTAGATGATGCACCTAGTAGAGCATACAGTATTACTAGTGGCCCATATGATGACTATCTAGAGTTTTACAGTATTAAAGTACAAGACGGACCACTCACTAGTAAATTACAACACGTACAAGTAGGCGATACTATTCGTGTAGGTGAGAAGCCAACAGGCACACTGATACTAGCAAACTTAGAACTAGGTGGACATTTAGTAATGATGGCAAGTGGTACAGGTATTGCACCGTTTATCAGCTTGTTGCGTGAGCCAGAAACATATGACTTGTTTGAAAATATCACTGTAACATGGACTACTAGACTGCATGCAGAACAAGATTGCTACAGAGACTTTCTCAACGAAATGCCCATCGAGTATATCAGCACAGTTACACAAGAGCCAGCAGAGCTACATGGACGTATTCAAAAGTTTATGGCTGACGGAACTGTAAAGATTGACAATCCTACAGAACAGCGTATAATGTTATGTGGAAGTGTAGCATTTAACAATGATTTAAAGGAACACTTTAATAGTCTCGGATTTAACGAGGGAAATAAACGTACACAAGGTACGTTTGTGCAAGAAAGGGCTTTTGTAGGCTAATGTATGTAGACGCACTCATTGACAGAGACAAAGACATTATACACGTGGTTGAACGTGTAAACGGAAAACGTGAGTTTAGAGAATATCCTGCACGGTATTTGTTTTACTACAAAGATACAAGAGGTAGTTATGAAAGTATCTTTGGTGACAAACTAAATCGTGTAGTAACAACAAGCGGTAAACAATTTAAAAAAGAAAAGAAATTATATGGTGGACAAAAGCTGTTTGAAAGCGATGTCAATCCTGTATTTAGATGTCTAGCTGACAATTACTTAGGAGCAGACACTCCCAAACTACAGCAAGCGTTTTTCGATATTGAGGTTGACTTCGATGAGAAAGTAGGATTTGCTCCTCCTGAAGATCCATTCAATGCTGTTACTGCTATTAGTGTACACTTGGATTGGTTTGGAAAAACAATCTGTTTGGTTAACAAACCCAAGACACTTACAAAAGCAGATGCACAAACTATTGTAGATAGATTCCCTGATACTATACTGTGTGATACAGAAAGTGAACTGCTGGAAACATTCTTACAACTGATAGATGATGCTGATGTATTGAGTGGTTGGAACAGCGAAGGCTTTGATATTCCATACTTGGTAAATCGTATTGCAAGAACTATGGGCAAAGAACACACAAGACGTTTTTGTCTGTGGGGCAAATATCCCAAGAGACGTGAATATGAAAAGTATGGTAAGTTGCAAGAAACGTATGATACTATTGGTAGACTACACTTGGACTATATGCAATTGTATCAAAAGTATACATATCATGAAATGCACAGTTATAGTTTAGATGCAATTGGTGAATATGAATTAGGCGAACGTAAAACAGAATATCAAGGTACACTGGATCAGTTGTACAACAATGACTTTGAAACGTTTATTGAGTACTCTAGACAAGACGTCGACTTGCTGGTACGTATGGATAAGAAGCTACAGTTTATTGACCTTGCAAACGTTATTGCACATGACAACACAGTACTTGTGCAAACAACAATGGGTGCGGTTGCTGTAACAGATCAAGCTATTCTCAACGAAGCGCACAGTCGTGGACTTATTGTTCCAGATAAAGTACATGACAAAACGCAAAAACATTATCCACAACAGTGTACAGCGGCAGGTGCATACGTTGCAACTCCTAAAAAAGGCTTTCATGAATGGATTGGTAGTATGGACTTGAACAGTCTGTATCCAAGTATTTTGCGTAGCTTGAACATGAGTACAGAAACTATTGTTGGTCAAATTAGACATACACTGACTGTGCCAATGCTAGCAGAACACAAATGGGAAGTAGCAAAGGCATGGGAAGGTAAGTTTGCTTGTCCTGAGTATGAAAAAGTTATAGAGAAGAACGATGAAACATTGTTGTACATCGACTTTGAAAATGGAGAAGAATTGTCCGGGACAGGCGCTGAACTATATCAGATTATTTTTGAAAGTGGACAGCCTTGGGTACTTACTAGTAATGGTACAATACTTGATCAAACCAAGAAAGGTATTATTCCAGGCTTACTAGAGCGTTGGTATGCTGAACGTAAAGTACTACAAAAGAACATGCGTGAGCATCAAGCGGCAGGTGATATTGAAAAGACAGCATATTGGGATAAGCGACAGCTAGTTAAAAAGATTAACTTGAACAGTTTGTATGGTGCGTTACTTAATCCAGGCAGTAGATTCAATGATCCACGCATGGGGCAAAGTACAACACTAACTGGTAGATGTATTGCAAGGCACATGGGAGCCAAAGTAAACGAGTTGTTTACAGGAGAATACAATCATGTAGGTCCAGCAATTATATATGGCGATACAGACAGTGTGTACTTTAGTGCATATCCTATATTTAAAGAACAAATAGAAAATGGTGAATTTGCTTGGGACAAAGACAAAGTTACAGAACTGTATGAAACTGTTTGCGAACAAGCCAATGAAACATTCCCTGACTATATGGCAACTGCACACAATGTACTCAACAGAGAACAAGGTAAAATTATTGCGGCGGCACGTGAAGTTAGTGCAACTGCTGGCATATACATTACAAAGAAACGCTATGCAATCTTAGTGTATGATAATGAAGGCCACAGAGAAGACAGCGATACAAAACCAGGCAAGATCAAAGCAATGGGATTAGATCTCAAACGCAGTGATACTCCTGCTTTTATGCAAGACTTTCTCAGTGAACTACTGTTAAAAACACTAACAGGAAGCAAAGAAGAAGAAATCATTGAACGTATTATTGAGTTTCGCAGTGAGTTTAGAAACATGCCAGCATGGCTTAAAGGCACACCTAAACGTGTGAACAAACTTACACACTACTACAATAGTGAATATATGATTGATCCTAAAACAGGAGACGAAGTATACAAAGGTAAAAGTAACATGCCTGGACATGTGAGAGCGGCTATCAACTACAACAGAATGCGTAGAATGAATGGTGACCGTTACAGTATGGAAATTATGGATGGTATGAAGACCATTGTATGTAAACTAAAGGATAATCCGCTAGGACTTACTAGTATTGGTTATCCCACAGACGAAACACGCTTGCCCGAATGGTACAAAGAACTTCCGTTTGACAATGACACAATGGAAGAAGGTATTATTACCAAGAAAATAGAAAACTTGTTAGGTGTAATGAATTGGGACCTAGCTAAAGCAGAAGACAAAACTACGTTTGATAGTTTATTTGACTGGGGCTAATGAAACTAGATCTACACGGAAAACATGTACACGAAGCGTGGAAAATGGTTGACAGATTCCTAAGTGACTGTTATTATAAGAATATTAAACGTTGTGAAATAATTTGTGGACAAGGAATGATCCGTAACGAAATGGATGATTGGCTCCACCTAAATACTTTTGTGCGAGAATACAGGTTTAATACTCGTACACGAGGAAGCTACACAGTATACCTAAAGAAGAGGACATAACATGAGAGATTATCTCAAAGACATTGTGCAACACACACATGGACTTGGCTTTATTGAGGCCGCAAAAATTGTAAATGAAGAAGGCGCTACTAGTTTAGAAGCTATGGATGATGATCGTACAGTTATTGTACAAGCATCTTTTAAAGAACAAGTGCCAGGGCTAAGTGGTACATTTGGTTTACCCAACTTGAACAAACTAAACGTTCTACTCAACATTGACGAGTATAAAGAAAACGCAAACATCACTGTTAACGAACAAGAACGCAATGGCGAGACTGTTCCGTTTGGTTTGCATTTTGAAAATGCAAATGGCGACTTTAAAAATGACTATCGCTTTATGAGTCGTGAAGTCGTAGAAGAAAAACTTAAAAGTGTTAAGTTTAAAGGTGTAACATGGGATGTTGAAGTAACTCCCAACAGCGCAAGTGTTGCACGTTTTAAAATGCAAGCACAAGCCAACAGTGAAGAAGTAGTGTTTACTGCAAAGAATGAAGGCAGTGATCTAAAGTTTTTCTTTGGTGACTCTAGCACACACGCAGGTAACTTTGTATTTGCACCTGATGTACAAGGAGCACTTACAAGTGCTTGGAGTTGGCCCGTAGCACAAGTGCTGAGTATTCTCAACTTGCCAGGCGATATTACTATGAAGTTTAGTAACGCAGGAGCGGCAATGATTACAGTAGACAGCGGTATGGCAACATATGACTATATCCTGCCAGCACAAAGTAAGTAATATATGGAACATAACCAACACAAAGATCTAACAGCAACACAGAACGATTATGCTGTGTTCTTGCCAGCATTGAGTACTTTTTATGCATTGTTTATTGGTAGACAGCGCAGAGGCTTAGAGCCATTTAACGAAGATAGAAAAGCAAGCGGTACACCGTATATTGACTTGAATCGTATTCCTGCACATTTGACTGCTAATAATCCAAGTAATGGTGTAGAAAGTCTTAACTGGTTAGCCAAAGAAGGCATCTTCAATTACAAATGGAGCTTGCACAGTGCTGGACACGCTAGTCTTGATCTAAACAAAGACATGTACAGAGAAAGTCAGTACAGAGAACGTGATAGAGAATATAGCTGGCTGTTAGGAGATAGTGGTGGTTTCCAAATTGGTAAAGGCAAATGGGAAGGTGACTGGAGAGCAAACAGTGGTTGTAATCTAGCACAAAAGAAACGTGATGGTGTCCTAAAATGGATGGACGCCTTTATGGACTATGGTATGATCCTCGATATTCCAGCTTGGGTAAGTCGTAGTCCTGATGGTGCAAAAGCCAGTAACATCAGCAGTTATCAAGAAGCTGTAGATGGTACTGCTTTTAACAATGAGTATTTTATCAGAAACCGTAATGGAGACTGTAAGTTTCTCAATGTACTACAGGGTGAAAACTTTGCTCAAGCGGATGATTGGTATTCACAAATGAAAAAGTTTAGTGATCCCAAGCAGTATCCAGACGCTCATTTTAATGGTTGGGCAATGGGAGGTCAAAACATGTGCGATATCGAACTAGCACTCAAGAGGCTAGTCGAACTTCGTCATGATGGTTTACTAGAACAAGGTTTGCATGATGTTATGCACTTCCTAGGAACCAGCAAATTAGAGTGGGCTCTGGTACTAACTGCAATACAACGAGCAGTAAGAAAATATCATAATCCAAGTTTTACAATTACATTTGACTGTGCAAGTCCTTTCTTGTGTACAGCAAATGGACAGTTTTACACCAACTGGCGTTTGGATCAAGACAGCAAATGGAGTTACATGATGAATGATGCTCCAGATGATAAGAGCTTCAAAGGCAATGGTGTATTGTTTGATGATGAAGCACGTAAAATGTATCCTGATTATATTGGTAGTCCTGTAACAAAAGACATGATGTTGGACGAGATTTGTTACTATGCTCCTGGTGATGTAAGTAGACAAGGCAACGAAACTAAAACAAGTTGGGATAGTTTTAGCTATTGTATGCTTATGGGTCATAATGTGTGGCAACATGTTAAGAGTGTACAAGAAGCAAATCGTGCGTTTGATCAAGGACAGTATCCAAGTATGATGGTAGACAAAAGCTTCGACAAACAAGAAGTAAAAGATGTTGTTATGGAAGTATTTGCAGAAAGCGACAAAGGAAAGAGCTTGCAAATTATTGAAAAACATCGTAAACTATGGATGAAAGTAATTGGCACCCGTGGTGCTGTAGGTAAGAAAACAATTAACAGTTCGGCACAGTTTAATGCACTCTTTGAATAAAGCACTTATTGTAGGCACAGGTTTTGGTAGCCTATACAAAAAAATATATGAAGACATGAATGTTGCTGTGACCACAGTTGACATTGCAGATCCCAATGCAGACTACAAGCATGTATACAAAGCATTAGGTGCAGGATTAGCGCATTGGGATGTGTGTCATATTACAACTCCAAATTACACACACTATCCACTAGCAGATCTATGTGCAAACTTTTGCGACATTGTGTTTGTTGAAAAGCCTGGTGTTGATGATGCAGAACTATGGGAAGAACTACTAGCAGATCATCCCACAACACGTATTATGATGACCAAAAACAATCAATACAGAGACAATGTACATCAAGTGCGTGAGGCTGCAAGAGAAGGTGAAGTACACATTCATTGGTTAAATGAAGATAGAGTACCCAAGCCTGGCAGTTGGTTTACCACAAAGAAACTAGCATTTGGTGGTGTAAGCAGAGACTTGATGCCACACTTATTGAGTTGGATACAAGTAATAGATCCAGACTGGATGCACATGAAACCCACATGGAGTAGATCAGATCAGCGTTGGCAGTTGCAAGATCTAACAGGCAGTGACTACGGTGAAGTAGATACACAAGGCACTTATGATGTAGATGATTCGTGTTACATCGATATGGGTCGTTACAAACTATATGCTGATTGGCGTTGCAACAGTCCTGACGATATTGCTATTCACACAGACAAAGTCAGCTTTCAACTAGGACTGTGTCCAGAAAGTGCATACGAAGCAATGATACGTATTGCACATGAGAACCTAAATAATGATGAGTTTTGGAACAAACAAAAGGATATGGACTTATGGATTCATCGGATCTTAAACAACCTGTAAGACAATTAGTAACAGACGGCAAGGGTACTTTCTTTGAAAAGGACTATTTGGTACCCATGCTAACAACAGATGAAATTCGTGTACGTGCAATTATGACAGGCGTATGTCGCAGTGATATCGACATGATGAATGGAAAGTTTGCACTACTGCCCACTGATATGCATGGACACGAAGGACTAGGCGAAGTTATTGCTGTAGGCAACAACATTGAAGATTGTAAAGTGGGAGACTACGTTGCTACTAGAGGTGAACCTGGCTATGCTGATGTTTACAACTGCAAACAAGGCACATACTGTGTAGTGCCAGAGGCAACACCCGAATACATTATTGAACCTGTTGCATGTGCAGTAAACATGATACACACTTGCGAACAAGAACTAGACAAACGACATAACGGTAAGATGCTGATTATTGGAGGAGGCTTTCTTGCTAAAATTTTCTATCAAACACTTGTAGAAATGGACTTCGAATTTGACATTGATGTTTGGACAAACACAGACTTAGACTGGTGGAACGAACAAGGTGCTAATACGTTTGAGGATCTTCAATTTGCATACGATATTGTAGTAGATCTCAAAGACACAGATCAGATCAAAAGAGTAAATGTAAATCCAAATGCACTGATCATACTCGCTGCACAAAAAACTGTTCCGCATATGTTTGACTTTGCTAATTGGCTGTGGAACAATGTAACAATTAAAATGCCCAGTCCTAGAGCAGAAACATTTCATGAAGCAATGAAATGGGCAACCTATGCTATACAAACAGGAAAGATAGAAGTTGACAATGTGTGGACTAATAGTTATAGTAGAGAAACAACATGGCAACAAGCATTTGAACATGGAAATGATAGACCGCAAGGTTACGGCAGAGGGTATATAGAATGGGACTAAACACAGAAGAACGTCAAGATGTAGTTTACTTTATTGGCACAGAAGTAGAACACACTGCAATGCACGGAGAGAAGACACTGTTCGTAGTTGGCATTCAATCCTACGAAGAGATTCAAAAACGTGCTGATGAACACAGCATCCGACATTTGTACTTTGGCACAAGTCAAAGTTTTCATCCTAACAACGAAGATGACTATGAAGCATGGGAAAACATGATCAAACCTTTGCTTAAACTAGGATACTGGTGTACACTAGACTTTGGTGTTGAATATGCACACGATGTACTAGAATGTGGGTTTGACGAATATGATAAGTATATTAGTATGATAAGTGTAAAACTTCCATACATTAAACAATTCAACTATAACGCAACAATTAAACTAGATGACACAACATGGGGTAAAAGCAATCCAGGCGTATGGTGCCATAGTGTGCATGATCTAATGGATCGAAAAGTGTACACAGACTGGAAAGACTATGTTGGTGATACGGTAATCAAATGAACGGTAATAAACGGATAGGGTTCACATGTAGCACATTTGATTTGCTACACGCAGGGCATATTGCTATGCTCAGAGAAGCACGTGAACATTGTGACTATCTTATTTGTGGATTACAAACTGATCCCACTATGGACAGGCCCGATACAAAAAATAAGCCAGTACAAACACTAGTAGAACGTTATACACAACTTAATGCAGTTGAATATGTAGATGAAATAATTCCTTATCAAACAGAACAAGATCTTCAAGATATACTCAGCATGTATCATATTACAGTAAGAGTTCTTGGTGAAGAGTATCGTGAAAAGGATTTTACTGGCAAAGATATTTGCCGCAAACGAGGTATTGATCTATATTTTAACAAGCGTGAACATAGATTTAGTACCACTGATTTAAGGGAGAGGGTAACCAATGAGCCCTGTACAAAACCGAATAAAAAAACTTGAACAAGAGCACAGAACACTTGACGAAGATATAAAACGGTTATATAATACAACACATAGTGAACGAACACTTAAAAATATGAAACAGCGCAAACTGCAACTCAAAGATGAGATAACAAAACTCAAAGGAGATACCAATGGTAAAGAAAATTAGAGTTATTGAAAATGAAGAAACTCCGGCAACAGAAGATCAGACCATGATGGAAATTGCTAAAAGTATGGATTGGAAATTATGGGAACTGTTGCAAACTATGCAACGTCTCGAAAAGAAACTTACCGTACTTGCTACAGATGAAGATTCCACTACACCCGATGACACGTAATGCAAGAACGCTATCACGAATATATGCTTAGGCGTAGTAGAGAAGAGAATGCAAAGATGCAAAAACTTAAAAAAACAAATAGTATGATTTGGGTTACTTTCCGCAAAGAAGGATTACACAAATATCCTGCGGCACTGGATGACCCTAATCTTGCTACTGGCGGTGCAGACGATGTTAGCTTTTTAGGCTACATTCACCGTCACATCTTCCACTTCAATGTTGCTATTGAAGTATTTCATGACGATCGAGATATTGAATTTATCCAATTCAAAAGATGGCTGGAAGGCCTCTATGCAGACGGAACTCTGCAACTTGATTATAAAAGCTGTGAAATGATTTGCGATGATCTTGCAGATCAAATCAACAGCAAGTACCCTGGACGTAAAATTAAACTTACTGTCAGTGAAGACGGTGAGAACGGAGCAACCATTGAATACGAGGTATCATAATATGCGACAAAACCGCATTAGTATCAACGATATTAAATGGGACTTGATTAAAATTATTGAGCCCCATGACGGTCGTCTTGAAAATAAACAAGACGGAACTAAAATTGTAAACAATCTGTTTACAAGTTATCTCAAGGATTTGCAAAAAGAACGCAAGATCCAGGACTATAATATTGTTAGCAGTTTACGAGACACTGCTATCACTTACGACATTGCAATCAAATTGAATGCAGATCGTAGTCCAAAGAAACTAAAGATCCATGTTGGCACTTATCAAAGTCCATGGGTTGATAAAAAGGCAACAGCATGACAGTCTACATTGTAGATATTGAAGCTGTAGACACTCGTTATACTGCACAGTGGAAAAAACATTTACCATTGCAGTTGCGCAATCGTACTGATGATGTAGTTGTCATCAGTGGCGGAGATACGCCTCAGGCTACAACGCCTGGGGCCTTTCTCAACTTTGGCGGTACTAATGTTTACAAAAGTAAACAGCTAGAACAAATAGGAGAGATGTTTTGTAACGGAACCATCAGTGATGGTGATTATTTCCTATATACTGACGCTTGGAATCCTACTGTTATACAACTTCGTTACATGGCAGAACTACTGGGCGTCAAGATTACTATTGGCGGTATGTGGCATGCAGGTTCTTATGATCCTCAAGATTTCCTCGGTCGCCTAATAGGAGATGCAGCATGGGTTAGAAATGCAGAAAAGAGCATGTTCTATTGCTATGATCACAACTACTTTGCAACAGAGTTTCATATAAACATGTTTGCAGAGAACTTGCTCAAGTACAACGGTATGTTTGGACTTACTCCAGCAGAAACACTACTTGATGCAAATGATAACATTCAACTTACTGGTTGGCCCATGGAGTATTTGCAAGAAACACTTGTACCATACAAAAACATGGAGAAAAAGGATACCATTGTATTTCCACATCGTATCGCACCAGAAAAGCAAGTTGACATTTTTAAAGATTTGGCTAAGGAATTGCCCGAGTATGAATTTATTGTTTGTCAAGAAAAACAGTTGACAAAAAATGAATACCATAATATACTCGGTGAAGCTAAAGTAGTGTTTAGTGCAAATCTGCAAGAAACACTAGGTATCAGTGCATACGAAGGTGCATTGACAGGAGCAATTCCAATGGTACCTGATCGTCTAAGTTATACAGAAATGTATGATGAGGACTTTAAGTATCCAAGTGAATGGACAGAAAGTTTTGAAAGTTACACAAAACATAAATCCAAATTGATTGAGAAGTTAAAAAATTATATGCAAAATCATAAAAATTATCACAATCAGTTAAATACAGAGTCAGCAAAATTGACACAGAAATTTTTCAGTGGCAATAACATGTATGACACTATTACTAAAAGTGACACACCACTATAACTCGGAGCAATTAATGGAAAAATCAAAAGAACTAAAGGCACGCCTTGACGATGCAGGCATTCGTTATTGGGCGGGCGACAACGTCTCTTCAATATTACAAGATGGAGACAAACAAGAACTGATTGAAGAACTTACCCCAAAATTTGAATCTATACTAGACAGTTTACTTATTGATAGGTCAACTGATCCTAATAGTATGGATACAGGTAGACGTCTTGCAAAGATGTATATCAATGAGCTTATGGCAGGACGTTATGATCCTATGCCTAAAGCAACAGCATTTCCAAACGACAGCGATGACCGCTATGAAGGCATGTTAGTAGTTCGCAGTGAACTAAAAAGCATGTGTTCGCATCATCACCAACCAGTAGTAGGAGTTGCATACATTGGTATTCTTGCTGCAGAACGATTAATTGGTTTAAGCAAATACACACGAATAGCGCAATGGTGTGCTAGACGTGGTACACTACAGGAAGAACTTGCAATGGTAATTGCAAAGGAAATCCAGAAAGCAACTGGCAGTAAAGATGTTGGTGTTTATGTTCAGGCAACACATGGATGTTGTGAAAACAGAGGCATCATGGCTCATAGTAGTCTTACACAAACAACTGTACTTAAAGGTGCTTTCAAAGACGACCATGGAACCAAAAAGGAATTCATGGATAATATTAAACTGCAACAACAATTTGCAGGATAAAAAGACATAGGGAGAATTTTATGTTAGAAAAACTATTTGGGTTAACAGCCGCCGGAACAACTGTACGTACAGAAGTAATGGCTGGTATTGCAACCTTTCTTACAATGGCTTATATTACGGTAGTCAACCCTGCTATCCTTTCAACAGAAGGATCAGGAATGACATTTGGTGCTGTGTTTACAGCAACTATTATTGCCGCAGTAATTGGTACATTGATTATGGGGCTTTGGGCTAATTGGCCAGTCGCTCTTGCACCTGGTATGGGATTGAATGCATTCTTTACATTTGGTGTTATCTTTGGTATGGGATATACCTATCAACAAGCACTAGCGGCTGTATTTGTAGCAGGTGTAGTGTTTATTGGGCTCAGTGTAACACCAGCACGTAAGTATATTATCAACAGTATTCCACGAAGTATGAAACTTGGTGTAGGTGCGGGTATTGGTTTATTCCTAGCTATCATCGGTTTGAAAAATGCTGGTGTTGTTGTAGATGATCCTGCCACACTTGTTGGCTTAGGTGATGTTACAAGCTGGCCCGTTATTCTAACAGGACTAGGTTTTGTTATTATGGCAATGCTAGACAAACGTAAGATTCCAGGAGCAATTATTCTTGGTGTTCTTGCAGTAAGTATTATTGCTTGGGTAACAGGACTCAGTGATCTTGGCGGTGTAGCAGGTGCTATTCCAAGTCCAGAACATGCATTTAGTATGGACTTTAGTGCATTGTTTACAGCAGGATTTATTGGCGTTGCATTTGCCTTTTTGTTTGTTGACTTTTTTGACACAGCAGGAACACTCACAAGTGTTGCTAACTTGACAGGTAAAGTTAATGAAGATGGCGAAGTAGAGCAAATTGATCGTGCTTTACTTGCGGATAGTATTGCAACAACAGCAGGTGCATTAGTAGGAACATCAAACACTACTTCATATATTGAAAGTGGAGCAGGTATTAAAGAAGGTGGTAAAACAGGCTTAACGGCTGTTGTTGTTGCTGTCTTGTTTGGTGCATGTTTGTTCTTTGCACCACTAGCACAAAGCATTCCAGCTTTTGCTACAGCACCAGCACTGATCTTTATTGCTACATACTTCTTGCGCAACATCGCAGATATTGACTGGGATGATGTTACAGAGTATGCACCAGCAGTGTTAGCGGCAGTGCTAATGCCATTAACATTTAGTATCGCACATGGTATTGCAATTGGTTTTATTGCGTATGCACTTATCAAACTACTAAGTGGTAAAATGGATCAACTGAATACAGGTAGCATTGCTATTGCTGTTATCAGTGTAATCTACTTCATTGCAATTTAAGCAATGAATAACAATAACGGCGACAGAGTATTCAGCTTTGTCGCCGTCATCAATTTAATGAGTATCAAATGAAACATACTATCGATAAAAATCTTGCTGTAAACGATGTCCATATTGAAGCAGAGTTGTTTGTTAAAGACAGAAATATATTAAACGAGCTTGACAATCTACACAAGAGTATGTTATTATTACCAAGAGATCAGAAGTTAGAAGACAAATATCCTGAACTCAAAGAAGCGTATGACTCGTACTTAGAGTTATATAGAGGATTACTTATAGCAGATAAAATGGCGAACGCATGATTAAAAAACATTATTATAGTTGGAATGACATAGAAACAATGTGTGTAAGCATTGTAAATCAAATGTACAAGGACAACTGGCGTCCTGACTACATTGTAGGACTCACTCGTGGCGGGAATGTTCCTGCTACTATTATTAGTAACATGACAGGTATTCGTTGCGAAGCACTTAAAGTAAGTCTACGTGATGATGACAGTGAAAGCGAAAGCAACTGTTGGATGGCTGAAGATGCATTTGGATATCACGATGGACAATGCAAACCTAAAATGCGAAAGCAAATACTAATTGTAGATGACATTAACGATACAGGTGCAACATTTAACTGGATTATGAAAGATTGGCAAAGCGGTTGCTTGCCCAATAGCGAAGGATGGAATGATGTTTGGAATGACAATGTTCGCTTTGCTACACTAACAGACAACTTAGCTAGTGAATTCACAGAACATTGTGCATACACTTGTCATGAAATTAACAAAGCAGATGAGGATGTATGGCTAGTGTATCCTTGGGAGAATGTAGGAACTTATGGTTAGAGCAACAAGAACAGAAGAAGATACTAAAGCAATCGACGAATGGTTAAAGAAAAACAAAGTTACCGAATGTCCAGCACATGCGAGAACAGACCCAGACGATATTGTGTATACGTTTAAAGTAGGCAAACGTGGCAGAAAAGCAAAGGTGGAAAAAAAATGACAGGCTATGTAATAGAATATCAGCCAAGAGTTGAAGACCCCATTGTAATTGCTAGATTTAGTACACTTGAAAGTGCTGAAACATGTTTAGAAGAAATTAAAAACCTAAAACCTAGAGCATCAAAGTATCACAAAATAGTAGAGGTAAAAGATGGCATTCGAATGGAATAGAATACACAAACACGAAGATAACATTGAACAAGATGTTAACCAACGAGTTTATGACTATGTGTTAGAGTATTATGCAGTAGAAAGCGTTGAAGATCTTAATGGAGATCAAATTGCAGAGATTGAACAGTTTAGAGAAGAGTATAACGAATACAGTGTGATGCAGATTGGATTTAGTAATCTGCTGTCAGAATATGAATCTGCACATGGATAAAGTTTTACAGTTTTTTAAAGATAGTTACAAACTATCACCATTTGCATTCTATTGTGAACTAATAGAAGCCGTAATGCTAATTGGTGCTAGCGCAGTTTTAACATTCACAGTGCTTGATCCAGCAACTAAAATTTTTATTCCAATGTATCTAGTAGGCAGTATACTTGGTGTAATTAGTACGTGGATTAGACGTGCAGGGTTTGCTATTGTACTAACAATATGGTTCGTAGTTATGAATAGTATTGCTATGGTACAATTATTTTTGTTGTAAATTATGATAGATGAACTATACAAATTTTGGAATATTACAAATCCAGTAGCAGATATTTTTACTGGCTACGAAGATCTGTATACAGAATTTGATAAACATACAAAGGAAACATACGATAAAGATCCTGAAAAAACTATTGATACTGTGTTTGATTTATATCGTAATCGTGGCATTGTACCTATTGTATACTATACACACAATGGCTTAGTACAAGCAATCAAAGACTTTAAATTTGCCAATTACAACAGTGTAAATGATAAATGTATAGGATTAGGCAACAATTTAGGTCAAACAATAAACAGATTTGTGTTTACAAATATGATGACTGCTGAGCCAAAAGGAAGAGGTTCAAACAGTTTACGAGATAGATTCAACAACGATGCCAAACTAAAACGTGCTATTAGAATCTGCTTTGAGTTCAGAGAAGGTAATAAACTTGTATATCCTACAGCGTTACGTAGAGCATTAGAACTTGTTACTGGTGAAAATATACAAAACTTCAAAGCACAAAATGCAAGAGCAATTGTTGAACATTTGTGTCCTGTGATGTTTGGTAACATATATGATTACAGCGCAGGTTATGGCGGCAGAGTATTAGGAATTGCATCAAGTAACATGCGTTATAATTATACTGGAATCGATCCCAATACAGAAACAGTTGAACGTTTGAATTACTTACAGCAATTGATGCAAGAAGCAATAGGTTCTAACAGTACAATAGTGCAAAGTGTAAGTGAAGAATATCAGCCAGAAGACATAGACTTGGCATTTAGTAGTCCACCTTACTTTAACTTGGAAAAGTACAGCGACGAACCTACACAGTGTATGGTACAATTTAATACACTAGATGAATGGTTTGATGGATATGTTGCACCTACTATGCAAAACATTAAACATGGACTCAACAGTGATGGTTTATTTGCTACCAATATAAGTGATTATAAAACAGCAAAAGAAGAATTCAAAGTTGTAGATAGATGGATTGAAACCGCAGAAAAGGTTGGATTCAAATACAACGGAATGATTAAAATGATGCTTAACACACGCCCGGGTGTTGGCAATGATAAACTAGAGGGCAGAGAAAAATACGAAGGTGTTTATATTTTTAGCAATGGAGCAAACTAATGACTAAGCAAATTTATATCCGCGGACATAATTATGGCGGAGAGATGACTATCGGAGAAGTTACAAAAGAGTTTGTTGAATACTGGCAACCTATTTGTAAAGAAGATGGCGACAGTCGTCTTGTTGATCACCTAATGGCACTAGAGTCTTGGAACGATACACCCGAGGAAGAAGAAGGATTTGATAAAGACAGTCCTGCAATTTATCCTGAAGACGAAGAATGGAACGCTTGGCATGACTGTGATGATATTCATCATGACAACAGTGCAAACGGTACAGAACTTTGGGCATTTCCAATGACTGTGGGAGAACATGGACAACCTGAATATGAATGGGAAGAGCGTGTTGAGTTAGAACCACATCAGTTATATGGTCGTGAAATGTATACACAAGATATGCATGTAGCTGATCATGAAGATGATAACAGTGTGCCTGTGCTTGTTTTTTACAGTAGCGAAAAGGGAGAGTTTGGCGGATGGACAATTGATCTCGAGGACGATGAAGAATTTGATCCCAAAAAAGTAGCTGTTAGTATTGTTGAAACTGACCATGGAGACATGGTAGAACGATTATTTTATGATAAAAAAGAATACGACTGCGAATATGATTGGTGTGATAGTCGTGGTAAAGGCTACTATGCACACGTAGCATGGTTCAATAAACGATGGGAAGATCCGCATCTCAATGAGGGCGACGAGTATTGGGAAGACTGTTGGCTAGATTATGAGGCATCATTAGAAGATGAGTAGAGGACTATTAGATGTATATGCTGGGCCCATGTATGCAGGTAAAACTAGTAAACTATTACAGCGTGTACTTTGGTTAAATCATCAAAACAAAAAAGTATTAGTAATTAAGCCTGCAAAAGATAATCGCTACAGCGAGGATACAATTACTACTCATAATCAACTAAGTTATCCATGTATAAGTATTACTGACTTTGATGAAATAGAAGAACACTACAACATCATGCCTTATAACTATGATACTGTGTGCTTAGACGAAGTACAGTTTATGGATACCAAATCAACACTAGAAGGTGTAGAAACTTGGTTACGTAGTGGTGTTAATGTAGTTGCTAGTGGACTTGATCAGGACAGCCGAGGCATACCTTTTGAAACAACTAGTCAACTTCTAGGACTTGCAGATTGCATTGAAAAGATCAAAGCAGTATGTACAGTGTGCGGTAAGCCTGCAACTAAAACATATAGAATAAAGGCAAGTGGTGATCGTGTTCAAGTAGGTAGCATGGGCATGTACGAACCAAGATGTCTTGAACATTGGGAGCCAAAATAATGTTAACACAATTAATCAGTAATAACATAGATGTTGTTATAGGAAACTTAGTGTTCTGGCCCGTGTACATTTGGATATGTACTATACCAGAACGTATGTTTGATATGGTGATTAAAAATGCCTAAACAAACTGGATCAAATAGTTGGACAATTGAAGTTCAAGAGAACGGCGAAACAAAAGAATTGTTTGTCGAACTGCCGCCTGAAATGCTTAACCAAGTTGGATGGGATGACGGAGACACATTGCTCTGGGAAGAATTAGATCATGGTGCCTGGAGTATTACAAAGAAACAAGACACTGAATATCCAGTTGACCCTGACGATACAAAAGGTACTCGAATGGATGATTCATATTATTACTTTAAGAAAGATGATAAGAAATGAAAATAGGAGTGATAGGTTGTGGATTTGTGGGTGCTACAGTTGCTAACTATCTAGAAAAGCATCTAGTAGAAGTACACAGAGTCGATCCTAAATACAACGATACAACAGTTTTTGATATTAGAGAAACATGTGAAGCATTTATCGTTTGTGTACCTACGCCTGAAGGCAAAGATGGTGTTTGTGATGATAGTGCTATTGTACAAGTTATTAATCAATTGGATACACAAAAACCTATACTTCTTAAAAGCACAGTTACGCCTGATCTTATGCGTGAGTACCCAAGTAATGTAACATACAATCCTGAATTTTTACGAGCGTTACACGCAGAGAAAGACTTTGAAAATCAAGAGATGTTTATACTAGGCGGTGAGGATCAAGAACAAACAACGTTTTGGAGTAACTTGTTTAGCCACCTAAATACAAAAGTAGTTGTAACAAATAGAACTACAGCCAGTATGATCAAATATACACACAATGCATGGTTGGCAACCAAAGTTGCATTCTTTCATGAGTTATTTGAAAATGCACCCAAGGATATGAACTACAGTATGTTAACTAGTACACTAGCACAGATGAAAAACATTGGACCAAGTCATATGATGGTACCCAGTGATGCAGGAACGCTAGGATATGGAGGTCATTGTTTTCCTAAGGATGTAAAGGCATTGACAAATACAATAGATCATAGTATACTGGAACAAACTATAACAACAAACAAACGTTTGAACAAAAGGAGTGTGTTATGAATAGTAAATTAGATGGCCCATTTGTGTCTGCATTTGAAAGTGATACTGATGGTGTTGTAAAACAAGAACTTGTTACATACAGAAAGCGTGGTAATATGCTTGTTAAAGAAGTAACTACACGTCAGTTTAGTGCAGATGGCAGTGACTGGCACGATACATCAAGCGTACAACCATTAGTAGAGGTTACAAATGGCTGAACCAGTAGATCCAAGTAAAAAACATTTTTACATTAGTCTTGTAAAAAGTGCAACACGTATTGCAGGCTGTGTAGTAGCACTGGCTACAGGTAGTTGGGGATGGCTAGCCGTAGGTTTACTTGTTGCAGAAATATTAGGCATTGTGGAGGAACTATGAAACTACACTATAGCGAAGCATTTTATTCAGTACAAGGTGAAGGCAAATATGTAGGAGTACCTAGCGTATTTTTACGTACATTTGGTTGTAACTTTCGTTGTATGAATTTTGGATTAGGCAGAGATGAGCCTATGCGTGATGCTAAACAAAAAGCAGGCGTTATACACAATCAAGAAGTAATGGGCTTACTAGATCAGAAAGTACATGAAAATACAACAGTGTTCGAAGACTTGCCTATTATACACACAGGCTGTGATACATATGCAAGTATCTATCCTGAATTTAAACACTTAAATAAAAGAGCAACTGTTGACGAAGTTGTAGAACATCTATTGAGTTTGACACCCAATGGTAAATGGGTACAAGACAATGGACAAGATGTACACTTAATAATGACTGGCGGCGAACCGTTGTTGGCGTGGCAACGACTGTACATAGAATTATTTGAACACCCACGTATGCAGGATCTAAAAAATGTTACATTTGAAACAAACACTACACAACCTTTACATGACGACTTTTACGACTATCTCAACAATCAAGACAGATTTGAAGTCACTTGGAGTTGTAGCCCTAAACTCTCCATTAGCGGAGAACCTTGGGATACTGCTATCAAGCCTAGTGTTGCTCGCGAGTATGCTGGTGTTGATGGTAGCTCTTTGTATTTCAAATTTGTTGTTGCTGATCGTACAGACATTGATGAAGCTGGCAGAGCTGTTGATGAATATCGTGCGGCAGGCGTGGAATGTCCTGTATACCTTATGCCGTTGGGCGGTAGGAGCGAAGAGTACAACCTCAACGTCCAAGAAGTCGCAGACATCTGCATGGAAAGAGGGTGGAGGTTTACACCCCGATTACACATCAGCCTCTTTGGCAATGCGTGGGGAACGTAGTGAAAAATTAGATCGTGCTATGAGAGCACCGATTAACCCCAACAAACTCAGAGACAAAGGATTATAAATGCCATATCACACTAGTGCAAATTTATTTGAAGTAGGCGACTTTATCAGTCACGCAGGTCTACCACTGCCTTGGAAGATCGAATGCGATGCTATTAGACCAGAATGGTGGGACGGACTAGCACGTATGATTATGGACTATCAAACAGAACCTTTTAGTAAAGTAGTTGGTATTCCAAGAGGCGGATTACCATTACAAGGCGCAATGGAAAAGTATGTAACACCTGGCGATCATCCTTGGATGGTTGTTGATGATGTGTACACAACTGGTACTAGCTTCAGAGAATTCTGTACAACCAAACAAACAATGCATGCTTACAAGTGGTGTATTTTTGCACGTAAACCACTGGTAATAGATGAACCACATGACGTAAGAGCATTGTTTACTATGCCCGCTAAATAATTATAGAGAAAGCTATGTTAGACAAACTCAAGAACATTTTTAATAAAAGTAAAACAGTAGAAACTAAAGAACAAGCAGTTGGTCCATGGGTTAAGGTGATCGAAGTACACTTTGATAAAGATAACCCGCAACGTGGATATTTTGAACTGGATTGGAATGACGACTTTGTTGGATTACTAGGCGAAGCTGGTTATGCCGGCGCTACCCCCGAAGCAATTGTCGACTTATGGTTTAACGACTTATGTCGTAGTATTATACTAGATCAAGAGTCGGGCGAAGGCAATGTTCAATAATAATCAGATTGAAGAATTAGTAGAACTACTGAGTACACTAAACAGCGATACTAAAATTTATTTTGGCTGTGATAGTGTAAGAACAATCAAGAAAAACATTTGGTATGCACGTTATGCAACTGTTGTTATCGTACACAAAAACGGTAATAAAGGTTGCCGTTTGTTCAGTCATGAAGATACGCTGATAGATTATGATACAAAATATAATCGACCACGTATGCGGCTAATGAATGAAACTATTAAAGTGTGCGAAGCATATGTGCAACTTGCACCATTTATAGATGAATTTGATTGTGAGATACATTTAGATATTAACACAGACCCACAGCATGGTAGTAGTTGTGTAGCAAAAGAAGCTGCTGGGTATGTCCTAGGTATGACAGGGCTAGAGCCCAAACTCAAACCACAAGGGTTTGCTGCCAGTTACGGCGCAGATGGAGTTGCCCACGGGCGTAGTCAGAGATTTATAACAACATGAACGAATCACCAAAACTAATATTACTATCAGACATAATAGAACAAAAAGTTCGCAAAGAACGTGAGCTAGACTTTTATCAAAAAGAACTAGAAAAACTACAAGAGAAAATGTATTGGCTTAGACGTGAGATTGGATTAAACGAAACTATCATTGATATTATCAAAAATGACAATGTAGTAGACTTTAAAGAAAATATGGAAAAGAGACTTATCGATGATAAATAAATCGATGACATAAAGTAAGCTCAATTTTTTTTGAGCAAATTTTTTTTAGGTTGAAAGAAGGAAAAAAAATGACACAACTAATAAATCCAACAAAATTTACAAACACAGTGGGCCTTTTGAGGTCCTTTTTTTTAGACAAAGGTTTCGAAGAAGTACACACTCAAAATAGACTAAGCATACTTGCCGCATGTGAAGATCCGTTCAATGTAGCAACTTATAACTATGCAGGCAATACTTGGCCGTTGCCTCAAACAGGGCAGATGTGGTTAGAACATGAATTATTAAGTAGCCCCGATAGTAAGGGGTTTTTTTGTGTCAGCACAAGTTATAGACAAGAACCAAATGCAATACCAGGTAGACATGACATTATCTTTCCAATGTTTGAATTTGAGATGCCAGGCAGTGTAGATGATCTTAAAGCAATGGAATATGAACTGTGTGACTACTTGGGCTTTGATCCGCTAACAGAAAAAACATACAGAGAATGGCAACAACATTGGGGACTGAGTGCTGATACAGAAATGGAAGCAGAACATGAGCTAGCAATGGAAAGAAGTTTTGGCAGTTGCTTGATCACAGACTTCCCAGAACTAACAAGTCCTTTTTGGAACATGGCACGTAACGACGATGGCGAAACTGCAAAGAAAATGGATGTCATCTTAGGTGGTATGGAAACTATCGGATCGGCAGAACGTAGTTGTGATGTTGATATGATGCGTGATACATTCCACAGTATTGTAGACGGAGAGTATGCACAGTTATTATACAAACTGTTTGGTAAAGAACGTGTAGAAGCAGAACTAGAAGAGTTCCTCAAGTTTGACTTCTTCCAACGTGTTGGTGGCGGCATTGGTATGACAAGAATGATTGCGGCGCTGGACAAACAAGGAAAGTTTGCCCTAGCTGCATAACAGTTAATCCGGGGTGGTGAAATTGGTAGACACGCACGACTGTTTATCGTGTGGTAAGTAACTCGCAAAGTATTTACCGTGGAGGTTCGAATCCTCCCCCCGGAGCCAACTAATAAATATTTTAATGCAAGAATTTAAATCTAGTATTGAAAATTGGATCAACAACTTTTTAAGTAAACCATCGGCTACATTTAACAATTTACCGCCATGTCCTTTTGCAAAGAAGGCTTGGCAGGATAATGCTGTACACACACATTGGCTTAACGATACATTTGAGATCAAGTTAATTATCACAGCTGAACTAGAAAACTATACATATCATTGGCCCAAAGGCAAAGAAGTAGTAATACTAGGATTTGATCCCAATCGTATTTCACCACAAGAACTCAGCATCATAATCGACAACACATACAAATTATTAGATGACCGTGGATATATTGCACTAGAAGATCATCCCGATGAAGTAGAACAAGTACAGGATGTTGTACTCAATCAAGGCACTTACGGACTTGTACTAATACAACCCAAAGACAAACTAGACCTAGCCAGAGCTATGTTAGAAAAACAAAACTATTACAAAAATTGGACACCAAAATACAAACAAGAGGTTCAAACTCGTGAGTGATTTATATGCAAGATATAAGTTATCAGACACAAATTATCGTGTAAGCAAAAATGCTCAGTTGCTGAACAATCCTCCTTGTAAACTATTACAACAAATATACGACACATACTGCAAATACAAAAAGTTTGAAAGTGTTATGCCGTTGTTTGATGAAGACTTGTGTGCGCCACGCAGTGACATAATAGGATATTTTGATAACAGTAAACTAGTAGCGTTTAGTCATTACCATCGTTTCAATGATAAAAATGTCGAAGCAATACAATTTGCATGGGACTATGCAACTCCAAAACTACATTTAGGAATTAAAAGTTTACGCCATGAATGTGCTTATTACAAAGCTCAGGGTGTAGAATACATATACGTAGGACAAGCAGACGAATACAAAAAGAAAATTAATGGCTTTGAAATATGTGGATCTAGGTTTTAACTGGTTGACAAGTATAAATAAACATAGTATATTATAGTTAATAACAACAAAGGAACTTTAAATGTTACACACAGTCGGAACAGACAATTATGGTTGGTGCTCTAAGGAGGGCATGTTCTAGTGTGACGTAAAAGTTATTTTAGACATGGCCCTCTGTAGAAATACAGGGGGCTTTTTTTGTCGGTGAAGTGTTATGGTAGCACGGCGGTCTCCAAAACCGCAAGCGGGGGTTCGACTCCCTCCACCGATGCCAAGCGGGTATGCACAAGGTGTGTCGCCAGCCTTCCAAGCTGTGTAGTAGGGGTTCGATTCCCCTTACCCGCTCCAAAAACTCTTGACATTATTAATGAATACTGTTAGTATATACACAATAGCAATCGAGGACAATACATTGACATATATCTTAGTAGACACAGCAAACATGTTTTTTCGTGCAAGACACGTAGTACGTGGAGACAGCATTGAAACAAAGATAGGCATGGCTTATCATATTATGTTTGCAAGTATTCTCAAAGCATACAGAGACTTTAATGGTAGTCATGTTGTGTTTTGTTTAGAAGGTCGCAGTTGGCGCAAGGACTTTTACGAGCCTTACAAAGCAAATCGCAAAGCAGCTCGTGATGCACTTACACCTAAAGAAGCAGAAGAAGATCAAGCATATTGGAATGCTTTTGATGAGCTTAAAACATTCTTAGACAAGAAGACTAACTGTACAGTATTGCAACACGCAAACTGTGAAGCAGATGACTTTATTGCTCGTTGGATACAAAATCATCCTGATGATGAACATGTTATTGTTAGCAGTGACAGCGACTTTTATCAGTTGCTCACAGACAAAGTTACACAGTACAATGGCATTACTAATCAACACATTAGACTAGATGGTATTGTAAACGACAAAGGCAAGCCTGTGATTGACAACAAAACTAAAGAGCAAAAACAAATTGGTGACCCTGCTTGGTTGTTGTTTGAAAAGTGTATGCGAGGCGATAGCAGTGACAATGTGTTCAGTGCATTTCCTGGTGTACGTAAAAAGGGTACCAAAAACAAAGTTGGACTACTGGAAGCATTTGCTGACAGAGACAACAAAGGCTTTAATTGGAATAACATGATGCTACAGCGTTGGACAGATCACAACGGAGAAGAGCATCGTGTGTTGGACGATTATCAGCGTAATGTTACGCTTATCGATCTAACTGCACAACCACAAGATATTAAACAAGCATTAGACGAAGCTATTACAACACAGGTACAAAAAGTTCCTGCGAGTATGGTAGGCGTACACTTTATGCGCTTTTGTGGTTTACATGATCTACAACGACTCAGTGATAATGCTGAAGCACACAGTGAATATTTGAATAGCGCATATTAGTAATGGGTAAATACTTACAAGCTAGAGAAGTTGTAGAAAACAGTTTCTGGATAGTAGAGAGCAAGGGAACAAAAGTTGGCACTCTACGCAATAAACCAGAGGGTTATGTTTTTTATGAGAACACAAGCCGCACAGAAACTGTTTTGGATAATCTAGATAGATTTCGTTTTGAAAAACAAAAAATTAAAAAGACTGTAAACGCATCTACAAATGGCTATCCCACTAACGTTGATACTGTGTACAACGAACAGCTACAAGATACAGTGCCGGTATACACTAAAACCGCCACAAGTCAACAACATTTTGCGGCTGGATACTGGGGGATATTATTTCCACACGGATGGAGGCCAAGTTTCTGTCCTAGACTAAAAACATTGCAGGACTATCCGTATATAGGACCTTATACCAATGAAGCGGACATGTACCTTGCAATGAAGCGAAGGGTACAAGAAGATGAAAAAGCTATTAAGTTTACTACTGCTAGTGCCAGTGATAGCACAAGCACAACAGGCTAATCCTGATGACCAAAAAATGTTTATAGCTAGACAGTTTTGCGGACCATTTATGGATGTTTTAAAAACTCCAGAGAAATGGAAAGAAGGCATGTTGTTTACAGGAGATGGAGTAAGTTTCGAAGCACGTACAGGACAACCATATCAAGCTGGTGCGTTTTTCTTTGTGAATCAAGAAACAGGTACATGGAGTTTAGTAAACGTATACGGAGACGGAATGGCATGTATGGTTCAAACTGGAAGAAATTTTAAACCTTATGTTGGTGGACAACCTTGGGATAAAAAACCAGAAAAGCAATTAACACCATGACATGGATACTCACATTTATATATTTTTACGAAGCAGAGCCGTATGTAATAAAGTACGGAACATACGAATCAATGAACGATTGCTTCTTTGCTAGAGAAGCATTAGGTCAAGAACAAAGTGGTCAAGGAGGATACTTTCCGCCAGGGCAACAAGCAATCTGTATACAAATGCCAACGTCTACCTAATCAAGCTCATTCTATGCTGTTTTAACTAAATACATTAAAGCAGTAGAGAATGAGGGAAATATGGCCAGACCAAAACCAAAGATACTAATGGAGTTCACAGACCCCAAAAGTTATCGTAGTGAACAAATACTTCATGCAGATGCTATATATGCAGTATTTCACGACAACAAACCAATTAATTTGCGAAGCTTAAACAGCCTTGTAAACTTTCCAGGACCTAAATATAAAAAAGTAAGTTTTAGCAACAGCGGACATGCATTTAATTTGGCTACCAGACTTAATAAGTTATTCAAAACAGATAAGTTTACAGTGGTAAAATTATTGCAAGGCGAAACAATAGTAGAAGATGATGGTGAACAAGGAATGGTATAAAACTATACTAGAGCATGCTCAACGTACTCGTCCACACACTACACTAAAGGATCTGTTTAAAAACTATAGAAACGACACAGGGCTCAGCTTAACCAAGTTGGGCCTTCATGTTATTTGTGGTATGGATATCGAACGTGAAGAGTTTCCACTTCCCAAGATCAAAATTACTCCACGTATAAGACTATTGTTGGATAGATATATGCAATATCCTTATTACTTTGATGCTAAATGGCTAGTGTTGTTTAGCACAGAAGATCGTATATTCTATAAAATGTATGGCAAAAATTGGCAAAGTTTTATAGAACATATGGAAGAAAATATGTAAAAAAGATAAAAAAGTTGCAGAAAAAGGTTGACACCTAGACGTCTTGGTGCTATATTATATGTGTAAGTTAGATAAAACGGAGACGCAAATGTTAGACCAAACAGTAAAATTTGAAGATGTTGATGCTTTTGAACTTGAGATTGAACACTATAATGATCTTAAATGGCAACAAGGCTATGAAACTTCATGGAGTATGGACAACGGCATTATGAACCTTGAGGATGCGATTTTTACTAACAAGCCTCGAATTGTTTCATACAAAGTAATTAGCCACATGGGTGATAGTCTTGCTGATGTTGAATGGCAAACATTTACTTGCATGGCAAAAGATGGTACAGTTGGTGGACTTTGGGCCGCGGCTGAGAGTTGTTTTAAGCAAGCAAAACTTGCACTAGGCGACTGGCACTACTTCATTGAAGACTTTACAGTGCTAGATGATGGAAATTTAGAATTAGTAACTGGCTCTTAAAAGGTTGACACAGAATTTTAAGATGCTAAACTGTACATATAGTTAGAACAACCCCAGGAGTAAAAACTATGTCACAAGAAACACAAACCCGCACAGTTACACTTGCAGAACTTAAAAAGTATGCAATGCATAACTTTAAAAAACAACGTCCGATGTTTGTTTGGGGACCGCCAGGTATTGGTAAGTCCGAAACATTCGAACAGATCAAACAAGACTATATTGACCGAGGTCAAACATGTCATTTGATCGACGCCCGTTTGGCACTTTGGGATCCGACTGACCTTAAAGGTTATCCTTATTTTGACCAAACTGCTAACAAAATGCGTTTTAGTGCGCCTGACGAACTCCCAGATGAGGAGATGGCTGCACAATACGATATAATTATTCTTTTCCTCGATGAGCTCAACGGTGCAAGCCCTGCAACACAAGCGGCTGCATATCAGTTGATTCTCAATCGTGCAATTGGCAAATACAAGCTACCAGACAACGTAGTAATTGCAGCCGCTGGTAACCGTGACACAGACAAAGGTGTTACGTATCGTATGCCTAAGCCGTTGGCTAACCGTTTCCTACACTACGAAGTACGTGTTGACTTCAACACTTGGTTCGATTGGGCTGTTAAAAATAATGAACACCCAGATGTAGTTGGTTACCTGAGTGTGTTTAAGAATGACCTTTACAACTTCGATGCTGGTAGCAACGAGCGGTCGTTTGGTACACCACGTAGCTGGCACTTTGTATCAGAGACAATCGCTGATGTAGAAGACTTTACCGAAGAAGAAGTAACTGATATGGTTGCCGCAGGTATTGGTGAAGGACTTGCTCTCAAGTTCAAAGCACACCGTGAGGTAAGTGGACAGTTGCCTAATCCAACAGACATTTTGGATGGTAAAGTAAAAGACCTTAAAACAGATAACATCAGTGCAAAGTATGCTTTGACTACTGCACTATGTTACGAGCTTAAAGAAGCATTTGCCAATGATGATAATGGCAATGTAAAATTTGATAACTTTCTAGAGTTTATGACTAAGAACTTCGAAAGTGAAATGGTTGTGATGGGTGCCACAGTTGCTCTTAGCAAATATGGTATCCGTCCAAAGTTCAATCAACTTAAAAACTACAAGCCATTCATTCAACAGTATGGCAAGTTGATTGAGCAGGCATAGGCAACTATGCTTCTGGGGGATAGTAGGGTCTTTAATGGCCCTACTATCATTTTAAAGGTTGACAACTATTCAAGATATGTTACTATATAAGTATAGCAAAGAACACAGGAGTGACTATGACAGACTTTGATAATGCACACGACAAGTTGGTTGCCGCACGTATTAAGATGCTTTTCAACCAACCTTTCTTTGGCAACATTGCATGTCGTTTAAAATTAGTCGATGTAACAGACGAGGGCTGGTGCTCTACAGCGGCTACAGACGGTCGTCACTTTTTCTACAATCGAGACTTTGTTGACAGTTTAAGTGTTCAACAAACTGTGTTTCTTGTAGGACATGAAATTGGACACTGTATATACGAACACTTCCTGCGTGTAGAAGGCAGAGACAAACAATATTGGAACATGGCAGGTGACTATAAAATCAACGGCATGTTGTTCCGTGAGAAGATCGGCGAGATGATTGATCAAGTAAAAATTTGTTTTGATGTTAAATACTGCGGCGACGAGTGGTATACTGAAAATGTATATGATGATCTTAAATCCAATCAAGCACCTATCCAAGCTACACTTGATGTCCATTTAGACATGGAAGGTGAAGGCGAAGATGGTAAGTCTGCCGCAAGCGGTGACGGAGAAGATCAAAACGGTAACAGTAAAGGCAAAGGCAAAAAGCCTACTATCTCAAAAGAAGATGCTAAGGCTATCTCAGACGAGTTGAAGAATGCTGTAATACAAGCGGCACAAAGTGTTGGTGCTGGCAATGTTCCGGCAGAGATTTCACGTATGGTAAGCCAGCTTACAGAACCTAAAATGGATTGGCGTAACTGGATTCGTGCAACACTTGAAAGCACACTCAGCAACGATTTTACTTTTATGCGTCCTAACCGCAAAAGTCAGTTTAATAACGTAGTACTGCCTAGTATGCAAAAGGATGAGAAGATCGATATTTGTATTGCACTAGATGCTAGTGGATCAATTGGACAAGCTGACTGCACAGACTTCCTAAGCGAAGTACAAGGCATTATGGAACAGTTTGGTAGCTACAGAATCCGTATTTGGAGTTTCGATACTAGTGTATATGCATACGATGAGTTCACAGATGACGATGGCCGTAGCATTGAAGAGTATCAAATTGTTGGAGGCGGTGGCACTGACTTTATGTGCAACTGGCACTTTATGGAACAAGAAGGCATTGATCCTGATCAGTTTATTATGTTTACAGATGGCGAACCTTGGAGAGATTGGGGTATTGAAGGTTACTGTGATACACTATTCTTAATTAAAAATCGTTACAGCAAACCAGTTGCGCCATTTGGACAGTCTATCTACTATGAAGAACAAGCACAAAAGAAAGCAGCATAAAATGAATATTGAAACAATCACTCCCGGGAAAAGTTATACCTGCAAATTTGTTAAACGCAATATACCATTGGATAGACATGGCAGACCCGGTGGTATGCTGAGTTTGGCAGACTTGCCCATCGAACGATACGGCGATTATACTAGCCAAGGCGAATTGAGTGCTAGAGACACCAATACACGACTGGTTGAAGTTGTAGAAAACAACACCAACAAGACGTTTGTTGTGGGTTTTGATGATGTATGGGATCTAGTTGAGGCATAAGTAAATGCGTATTGTTGAACAAAAGAATAGCTTGAGCGAAGAAGATCTTGAATGGATCAGAAGCACTGATACAATTAAGAAGATGCTCAAGCAAAGAATTGTAGTGGAGTTCGATACAAATCCAGATATTGAAACTATAGATTTTAGTGGTACACGTGGCTTTTATTTGATTAAGAGTTTGGGTCATAAAATTTATCAGTTCTGGTTTGAAGAGAATGCAGACTATGAAGATTTTCGTGCTAATATTTTAGCATATAAAATGAGCAGTACTCAAATCAAAGATGATAAATAAGTACGTATATAATAATTTCGTTACAATAGGAGTTTATAATGAGCGAAGAACAAAACATTGAAACAACAGAAGCAACTGAAGCACCAGCGCAAGAAGAAGCGGTACAACTGGGTGTTGCAGATCTTCAAAATGCGGCACAAGTAATTGACGCCGCAGTAAGTCGCGGTGCATTCCGTGCAAACGAAGCAGCCCAAGTTGGTGCTGTTTACAACAAACTTGAAGCGTTTATCAAAAGTGTAGCAGACGCTCAAAAAGCCCAAGAAAATGCAGAAGCGCCAGCTTCTGAGTAAGGAGTAATCCAATGGCAAATTTAAAACACATTGGCCAAGTAGCTAATACTGGTCAAAAGTGCATCGTAGTTTTTAGAGAAATGTACGATGAAAACGGCGGTGTCGTCGATGGTAACCATTGTCTGGTAGTTGAAACAGAACGACTGCCAGATATGGAACACGATGATCTCGCTAGACTTGTAGAGTCTGATTCAGCGCAAGAGGCCAAAGAGTTTTACGAAGTGTTACATCGTAACTTGTTTAGTGATGGAACAAGCATGCTTCCTAAACTGAGAAATATGGGATATCTAAGAAAATATCCTACTTCACAAATTCATTTAACACCTAACTCACACACGTCAGTTAAGTTAAGTGAAGTCAATGAAGTTCTTAGAAAGCAAGCAAGTGGTATGAGTCCACGTGATATTCAAAACACAATGGTAGATGATACTGACTCTGCTCCTCGCAATCACACAAGTTTAAGTCCAAGTCAAACTATTGACCAAGCAGTTCCTACAACAGAAGATGCAATGGACGATACTGCACTAGCAAAAACAATGCTAACGCAAGCTGACACTTATGAAGCAGAAGTCACACGCCTTCGCGAAGAAGCCTATGCAATGGCACCTGACTTGAAACCCAAGCGTGGTCGCCCTAAAAAGGCTACCGTCGATGCCAATACATAAGCGTGACAGGAACTTTCAAAGAATAGTAAGTGAACTTGAAATAAAAACTGTACCAACGGAATATGTGCAAACACTTGCGTTGGTATGTGAAAATGGCGACAGGATCTCTTTTTATGGAGAAGACTTAGATGACTACTCTGACGGAGATGTTGTCGCCACTCTTATACAACTTGTAGAAAACAACAATGATCTAGTCAGTCCAGTGATTGACGTAGAAATAGTTATTGACTATACTAAGTTAGAAAAAGATGTCAATCAGAAAACGAAAGAATTATTAAAGAATGACAACCGTTAGACTTGTAAACTATAGTAAACCTACAGAAGAATTCGAAAAAGAAGGCATCAATGATGTCCAAGACTTGATTGCTTTTTGTGCAAGAGTAAGTAATCCTAGCGCACAAATCAACAGCGATACAAGTGCTAAACTAATAAAATACTTAATCAAACACCAGCATTGGTCACCACTTGAGATGGTCAATGCTGTACTTGAAATCAACACTACCAGAGATATTGCACATCAAGTTGTGCGACATCGTAGTTTTGCATTTCAGGAGTTCAGTCAACGTTATGCAGATCCTGCTGAGTTTGGTGATCAATTTGTTACCAGAGAAGCACGTCTACAGGATCACAAGAATAGACAAAACAGTGTGGAGATCGACAGCGAGGAAGATATCCATTATGCTTGGGCTGCCAAACAACAAGAAGTTATTGACAAAGCCAAAGAAGTTTATGACTGGGCGATTGCCGCCGGTATTGCTAAAGAACAGGCAAGGGTTGTGCTTCCCGAAGGCAATACCAAGACAAGACTTTATATGAACGGTACACTGCGCAGTTGGGTTCACTATATCGAACTCAGAGGTGCAAATGGAACTCAGAAAGAACATATGGAGATCGCTCATGCTTGTGCTAAAGTTATTAGCGAGATCTTCCCGTTAATGAATGAACTATGACACACGAGCAAAAACTCGAACATATGTTATCTCTGAAACGTGAGGTTGTAATACTCAAAGACATGTTACAGCCTCACGATACCGGACACATTCACACAACAATCAATATGTTAGAAAATCGCATCAAATGGTTGTACAGAGAAGTGTACAGTAGCGAGTCAAGAAATGATTAGTACTATTTTGTTAGGATATGTTGTGTACATGCT